GGCACCGTACGCGACAAGCTGCATAAGAGCACCTCCCATTGTTATATACTTTAGAATAGAAAAAAATCTCAGAAATAAGCGCATTTTAATCCCTAAATGTTGGATTCTCCCAATGATTTTAAGATATTTTAGGGAGGATTTACACGATTTCACACAGTCCCGGATCGCGCAATTCTTGATTATGTTCGATGAAATTTTCTAAATATTCTTTTTGAAATACTTGTCGCCTATTTTCGTGTTTTTTGGTAAATACATAACTATCTTCGTTCATTTTCTTGACAGTCCAGCCATCCTCAATTGCGTTATGGATGAATACCATTTTCTGAAACTCTTTATGGTGCATTTTAACATTTGTGTCGGTGGAGATAACCATGGTTGTTGTTTGCATGTTAATATCCTATTGAAAGCTTTTATTCTGCGCTTTTGGACGCCAATGTCGTCAACATACGAAAACTAATTTGCCCAACAACATATAAACCGTTGTCTTGTAGTATAGGTATGTCATCGAATATCCAAGTAGCTCCGTCCCTTGACGTGAAGCATGATCAAATGCTCGAACGATTCAGACACCTGGAAGAAACGGTGATACCCAAACTGGAATCGGAATATAATACGCTAAAAACCCAAGTAGATGAAGGGGAAATTGCCAAAACATCCGAAGTTCGTCTAAAGCTGCAGAACATGGGAAATAAGCTCAAGCGCCTGAAAAAAGAGAAAAGCACTTATTTTTTGGAAAATTCCAAATACATCTTTGATTATTTCGAAGAAAAACAAAAGATCAATAGCGGCGATCAAAAGCGCACGAACGACGGTCTGATGAATTCCTTTTTTCGGATAAAAAGCACCAAGAAGGAGGCATCAGGTACAAACCATAGCCGATATAATACGTCTCGACAGCTTTATCAGAAATATTGGAAAAACATCAATGAAGAGACGATATTGGTAAGGGATTTTACTATCGAGCATGAAAACTGCCGGTTTTGCAACAAGGGCGAACTCATTGCACAAGAAGACGAGGGCGTGCTAATATGCAACAATCGGGAGTGTGGGCGATTTGTCCGTCATATTGTTGACAGCTCCAAGCCATCGAACAAAGATCCGCCAAATGAAGTATCCTATACTGCATACATCAGACTAAATCATTTCAAGGAAATCCTTGCCCAGTTCCAAGCAAAGGAAACCACGCAAATTCCCGACGAGATTATTGAGATGATTCGAAACCGCATTAAGAAGGAACGTATCACAGATTTGTCCACATTAGACTACAACAAGATGCGCGAGATTCTGCGGAAACTCGGCCTCAACAAGTACTTTGAACATATTCAGTATATCAATTCTATCTTTGGAATCAAACCACCGGTCATGGACAGCGATCTCCATGAAACCCTGTGTGTTCTGTTTATTGAAATCCAGCGACCTTGGGCACTTCACTGCCCTCCAACGCGCACCAACTTCTTTAATTACACCTACACACTTTACCAACTATGTGTGTTATTGGACCAGACGCAATACCTACCTTTTATCCCAATGCTTAAGGACCGTGAAAAACAGTTGGAACAGGATATGATATGGCGTGACGTGTGTAAGGAACTGGATTGGCAGTTCTTCCCGACGGTGTAATGTATCGAGCATACATGTTCTATAGCAATTGGCGTTATTCGCATAACGCAAATTACAGGTTAATTATTAAGGTGTTTACTTGGGGATCATGGGGAATCCAACCAAGTTGGCACCGATACCGAATCCGGCACCCGATCGCGCGGACGCGCCAATGGCGGGCACGAACACATCAAGGATGCTAAAGGTCATGGTGGCCGCAAGGGCAATCACCACAATCTCCTCCATGGAAAGGCCGTTCTTGGGGATGCCGAACGCGACAGCCGCCACCACGAAACCCTCGATAAAGTACTTCACCAAACGGCGCACAATTTCTTGCATGTCAATCTCACCGAACATATACACTATTTTAAGAAAAAAATCTGGTTGGTTATATTTCCTCTGAAAGAAATATAAACATGATCTCAATAGATGTATATAATGTCATTCGAACGAAAGATGGTAGACGGTAAACCCAATCCAAAATATGTGGATCTTTGCGACGAAGATCAACCCATTGCGGGACAAAAATTCGTCTGTATGTCATTTGTCTCTCCCGAAAAGATCCTTGAACAGCGCGACCAATTCATGTTCAGCGAGTTTGTCAAGTCATGGGATTTCACTAAATCTATGAACAAATTCACCGATTTTATCCAATTCATGGCTCATAAATACAGCCTTCATGCCGAGAGCGTAATGGCCGCATTCAAGGAGTTTGTGGATGCCGAGAAGGAGGTGCTTCGATCAACCCCAGTAACGGACGATTATCGCAATTTCATGGACCAACATGAGGAGGAGCTCGGAAAAGAGTTTGACCGAAAGAACTCCTTCCAAACATCTGTTCGCGGACTTAAAATTCGCGGCGTGTATTCCAGCCAGGAAGAGGCCGAACAACGTTGCAAAAGCCTCCGTGAAGGCGATCCCCATCACGATATCTTTGTCGGTCCGGTGGGCATGTGGATCCCATGGGATCCCGATGCGTACAAGACGGGTCGTGTCGAGTTCATGGAAGAAGAACTCAACCAGCTTCACAAGGAGAAGATTCAGAATGAACAGAAAGCCAAGATGGAGTTCGAGTCACGCGTGCGACAAGCAAAACGCGAGGCAATTGAGAAGAATGTGGCATTGGCTACATCAACTGGCAATACACTAACCCAGACAATCGATGCTTGCGACAACCTGGTGGGTGTCATGGAAACAGTTGACTTTGAAAGCCGCGATGTTGCCGATGCCGAACAACGTGATGCCGTGAACAAGACTGTATTGGACAGCATTATTAACAAGTCCAAGGACGATTAAAACAACCATAAAATGAACAATTCTTTTGCACGATTGCACATATCCCTATATGTGCAATCCATCTTTGCAATCAACCCAACTTGATTCAAACAATTATTATTACCATTTTGATTTTTTCACATTAATGCTGCTTCCCGCCGTCTTCTTTTTTGATTTACTTGGGTCATAGGCCTCGTCTTCGTCATCCGATCCAATATTCTTGGACAATTCCCAAAATTCCTTGGACCCCAGCTTGAAATCGGGGCGATTCTCGGCCTTGTACCAAAAGATTTGCTCATTTAGCTTATTTGACTTGGCGTTGTTATTGATGACCAGACATTCATAATTTTCCGTGGTTTGATCCATGACAGAACAGAATGCATCAAGAGTCGGAAACATGGATGCATAGTTTTCCCAGATGCGCTTACGATTGGTCATGTAAGGTTCGCGAAGGATAAACACGTAGTCAATGTTGGTTCGGAGATTGGGCGGTATACCCAGCGGATACTGCATTGTGATAATAAGCATAATTTTCCAATGCCGACCATTCATGAAGAGCAGGCGCATTAGCTTATCACGGGTCCATGACTGGTCGTACAAACAATCGTCCAATATGGCAAATGCACGCGGATCGATCTTGGTCTTACCATATTTATCGATCTCCGCTTTGGTCTGTTTTAGTACTACTTTCTGGCGCCGCAAAATGTTTTCAATAAGCACACTGTTATACTCCTCATGAATGAACAGTTTGGGTACATGTTTCCCGTAAAACCCATTTCCCGCCTCCGTCCCCGACATCACAGTACCAATAGGAATATCACGGTGGTGATAAAGAAGGTCGCGCACAAGAAACGATTTCCCGGTATCACGGCGCCCAATCATGACAATAACAGGCCCCTTGTTTTCATCGGGCTTAAATGTGATGGTGCGCATATCAAATTTCTTTAATTCGAGCGTCATATATTCTGTGGAAACAGAAAAAAACGTGTTCACGAACGGACATGCTGTGGCATAAGATGTGTTTGAATATCCATTTTAATACATAAAAATACAGTAATGATCCCCGAACCCAAGTTAGAAATCCCCGATTTATCGAAATGGAATTCCACGGCAGACGACTATAATGAATTTGATACATACGATGTTTCTATAGGCAATCCTCTGACCGACCTTCTTGTCGGAAAGGAGAATGATATCGCAGTGACCCATCGCGCCATTAACGAAATACACGTGACAGACGCATCGGGGAATGTATGGGAAACCCCCATGTTTTTTAAACATGCACCGCTGCTTGACCCACTGCATTATATGATTGGACGTTATGACGAAGATAGCCGACGTAAAAAGATAGAGGATATACACAATGCCGCATATGTAGACCATATGGCATACCTGCTTATTGGACAACTGCGCGAAACGCACCGGTTCATTCATGGTATCCAGTATCACGGTTCATTCATGGGCATACAGCGGGAGTTTCGAATGAATATTTTTGACGACCTCGACTATTTGCAAGAGCATGCCTATTTCAACACCAATGTCGGAACATTGTTTCATACCAACGTGTTTAGTCACGTCGGAAAAGTAAACAAGTATTCAAGCAAAAATCGTCCCACATTAGAAATTTCGGATGTATCCGACAATATTGTGGTGGACGCTTCTGACATGGTAATCGAAAAACAAGCTTTTGAATTGGAAAATGTCCCATGTGATATGGAAGAGGTCGACATTGACGCTTTAATGATGGAAGGAGAAAACGTCGAAATAACCTCAGTAGACTCTGATGTTGACTCGGTTGACGACGACGAAATCAGTGAGCAAGAGAGATCCGACCAGGATGAAGAATGTATTGACAATGATTCCGGGAGCGATGTTTCAAGCTGCGATGATTCCGAAGAGCCACTCTATGCATACATACACAACTTTCCAGTCCAGACGATTGCACTCGAACGCTGCACACAAACATTTGATCGTCTTCTACTCCACGATGAAATAGACGAAGACACGGGAAGGTCGGCTCTTTTTCAGATCATCGTCACCCTG